GCATTGACAAGAACAGAATTTGCAAGTTTTATTCCAATCCCTTTAAGCATAACCGCAAAAACGTCAAGTTTCTGCAGTCTGATAGCCTCGTATGACGCTTCAATAATTCGCCCGTACTTCTTCAACGCAACAGCAGTCGTGCTCTCACTGACGGAAGACGCGGGAAGCGAAACGCTCTCACCCGTAAAGGTATAGGCTGCCGTATCATCAAGCGTACAGCCGATATACTGGTTGCTTTCCGAAGTCGATTCCGCCGCCGTAATTCTGACCGCCGAATCAAAACCCTTCTTAATCGCCCTTCTCAGGAATTCTGGAAAAAGCACCGCACTCTCGGTCGTAGTAAAAAACTTCTCGACAGGCGAACAGTCCGCACCCGAAACTTTAATGTCGAAACGTTTCAACTGGCGTTCATAGGCGTCAAGCTCCGCAAGATTAGTCCCCTCATAAACATCGCTTGGGTCAAGCGTTTCCAGAGCCTCGGTGAAACTCTTCCCGCTGAGATTGTAAAGATTCTTTTCAAGTTTAATTTCGTTATACATAATTTCCTCCGAATATAAGTTAATTTTGGGATATGTCTCCTTCTTAAACACCACTTCGCTTGTCGTCGGTTGATAAAACATAAACTCAATAATAAAAAAATATATCAATCCGCCAAAGCTATTCACCCTATAACCCGATAATTCGTTATACGCCTAATCGGCAAGATTCGGTCAGGGTAAATTTCTGCAAAGACGTTTTAATCCTTAATCTTTCGCTCTATTTCAAGAGCCTGTGAATTCCTGAGCCTTGCTAAAGCCAGCTCCGCCTCATCCTGCAGATTAATGAAATCCCATTCCACTCTGCAACCGCCGTTTCCGCCGTTTTCTGAAAGAAAAGCGTTCCCTATACGCTGCAGCACAGGAGTAAGAATTCTTCTGTAATATTCAAGTTCCGTCGTCAGGATATCCGCCTGCTGAGCCGACATCCGTTCCGTAGAAGACCAACTTAACCCGAGCAGAAACGGAGGAATTGACAGCTTTGAAATAAGCTGTTCAAGAATCTGCCTGACGGGAATATTCGTGTCATAGAGCTGATTTTCGGCGCCTATAACCTTAATATCCACGTCGCCCACGGCGACAAAATCCTTTACAACGCCGTATTTCGCAGAGTTCATGCCGTCCGACCATTCTTTTGCAATCTGCATTGCCCTTTCTCTGGCGAAACCGCGTTCTCCGCTGTCTGCAGAAGGCTTATATGTCACTGCATATCGCACGTTCCCTATCCTGTCAAAGTTCTGTCCTATACATTCATATATTCTCATAAGTATTCCGCTCAAAGACGGCAGTCCCCGCAGAACTGATACGCCCTTGCCGTTCGTATTGCCGAGAGCCGTAAACAGAACCCTCTCGGGATAGCGGATTAACTCTGTCTTATCGCCGTTTTTCATGTAATACACACGCTCGCAAGGACTTTTTCCGTACCTGACCGTAACATTGGATGAATCGCCGATATACAGCCCCGCAAGCCCGCTTTCATCATAAAGCATCTCCCCGACGGCGCTTCCGTATGTCAAAAGGCTGTCGAGATACGAGTCCGCAAAGGTCTGAATCCCTATCCCTGTAAGACCGACGGGAACATTCGCAGAAAAGCCGTCAAGCTGCTGCTGCAACTGCGCATCCTCGGCAATCAGGCAAAATCCTCCTGTAAGTCTCACAATCTTAGTCAAAGCCGCATCAATTATAGGCACCGCAGCCCTCAATCTGTCATACAGCTCTCTTTCACAAACCTCACCGTAAGACGGCAAAGAAAATCTCTCACGTTCCGCTCTCTCTGCCGACTGAATTGCCGCCTGAGCAACGGTAACGGTCTGTTTCCTGTTTTTCTTAAATAATCCCATTAATTTTTGACCTCCTGTCTTATCTGTTGCTCTCAACAGCACCCACAAAAAAGAAATCTTCACTGTTCCCGCGAAGTATCTCCGAAACAAAATATCTGACGTCGTCCATGGCGTGGTCGTTCTCTTTAAGCGGAACATCCCCGCTGGATTTCTCATTCCATGAATAGACCGAAAACTCTCTGAGCGTATCCGTGCAAGAACGGTGAAACATAATCTTCTTCTGTTTCAGTGCGTCGCAAACCCTGCGAATCCCAGTCACTACGTCATTATCCGCCCTCACGGCGAAAAACTTCCCATGCCGCCTTATACATTCGATGAAACTTGCCGCCGACGGGTCGATAATAACTTTGTCTATAGGCAAGTCTCCCGCAAGCTGCTCCAAAGCCGCATAATGCTCTTCGTCCGTCCGTGCGGCACCCTCGGTCTTTGAACTGTAATAATACTCTCGGAGACGGTACCACCTGCCGTCCGCCTGTCCCCATAACCCGAATGACGCTGGATTTACCGTCCCGTAATCGCAGGAAATTACATAGCGTTCATACATTTCCGCAGGCTCATCGCCGAAAACATGAACCGCCTCATCAAACATCGTATAAATCGCACCGCTTGAGGCTGTCCATTTTCCTAATACGAACCTGTCGTAAAAGGCGCCTGAATACAGCCGTTTATATCGCTCTATGACGTTCTTTCCTAGCGACGGATTGTCTTCCATCGTGAAACGTATATACAACGCCTTTTTCTCTGCTCTCTTCTTTATCCACTCACGGTAAAACCAATGATAGGGATGCGACGGATTGCAGTTAAACCACATTTTCGACTCGGCAACCGAACATCTCGCCAGAGCCTGTTCAACAAAAGACCTCGGCATTAATGCAACCTCGTCCAGAAAAACACCCGAAAGCGTAATCCCCTGTATAAGCGAAGCCGACCCCTCGTCCTTTCCGCCGAAATAATAGAAACGGTTGCTCCTGCCGCCGATAGAAATGTCAATATAGCTCTGCGACTGTTTCTCTTTACACACAAACCCAAGTTCTTTCAGCGTCAGCGTTAACGGCGCAATCACGTTTCTCTTCAATGATGTAACCGTCTTTCCGCAAATAGCAAACGTCCCGCCGTTAAAACCTTCCGTAGCCCACATCACAAACCCCAGCGACATCGAAAACGTCTTGCCGCTCCTTATCGCCCCGTCGCAAATTATAGCGTCGTATTTCCGATTCAGTTTCGGGTCAGCCCACCATTTAAGCGTCAGCCGCTGCTTTCGTGACAGTCCGTCAATCTTCATCACGCTCACCGCCAAATTCATCACCAAAAGGGATACCCTCGCCGTTAATCGGTTTGCTGAGTGCCGCAAACAGACTTTCCGCATTCTTCACGCTGTCCGAACAGTTTACATATTCAAACATACGCTCCAAAGCCTTCTGCCTGTCAAAAAACTTTACCTCAACACCTCCGCCCTTAACGCGCTTCATCTCCGAGACATTGAATAAATCCAATCCCCGAATAATATCCGCCGGGGGCAAGTCCTCTGCGAACACAAGATAGACTGCGTCATTGTTCCGCCCGAACGCCAGTTTTCGCAAACCGCTCATAACCTTCTTGCCGATATCCATATATAACCTCCAATCCGTCTGGCTTTATACCAAACTCAATTTTATACTCCTTAACGGTTAAATCCCACACCGTCTTTGTAGCTTTTGGCCATTATGCCGCGTCTTCCTCCTTGACTTACGCCAGTAAGCCTGCGTCGTCATCCTTGCCTAATGACAAAAAGCTTAGCAAAACCAGTGTAAAATTTAACCGTTAAGGAGTATAGCAACAAAGTTTATGTTCTGTAAACTTTTATATTTATATTATAACCGATATTTCCCTGATTGTCAAGAACTTGGTTTGTGTTTTATAAACTAAACAACATATTTGTAGAATGTTACAAAACATCCTACATCAAACAGCCCCGCACTTATAATAAAAGTGCGGGGCTGTTTGAGTTTCATCTTAAATCTTGTAATCTTAGGCAAAGCCTAAGATTACGCTCGCCGACTATGTCGGCGGGCGGCGGTCTATAGGCGGACGGATTAAAATCCGCCTATATCCCTTGCATTTAAATTTATTTGCAATTTACAGTTTACAGTTTACTTCCCGTAATAAGTCGCAAGATAAATCTCTCTCAACTCAGCCATAAGCGGATACCTCGGGTTTGCACCTGTGCATTGGTCGTCGAACGCCTGTTCAACCATCTCGTCAAGCTTAGAGAGGAACTCTTCCTCAGAAACGCCGTAATCTCTGATTGACTTCTTAATGCCTACGGACGCTTTCAACCCGTCAATTCTTGCGATAAGCTTATTGAACGTATCCATATCGTCCTTACCGTTTATGCCGATAAAGTTTGCAATCTCAACATATCTTTCAAGCGTCTTAGGGTATGCGTACTGTGAGAAAGTACCCATTTTAACAGGAGCTTCCGAAATATTAAACTTCATAACCTCCGTAATGAGCAGAGCATTTGCGACACCGTGCGGCAGGTGATAGAATGCGCCGAGTTTATGTGCCATTGAGTGGCAGATACCGAGGAAAGCGTTAGCAAAAGCCATACCCGCCATAGTCGAAGCGTCAGCCATTTTTTCACGTGCAATCGGGTCATTCGCACCGTTCTCATATGCGGCGAGGAGGTAATTAAACGTATTCTTGAGTGATTTAAGTGCGAGACCGTCGGTGTAATCGGTCGCCAGCACGGAGGCATAAGCCTCAAGGGCATGCGTCATAGCGTCAATACCGGAAGCGGCGGTCAGTCCCTTGGGCTGGCTCATCATGAGGTCTGTATCGACAATCGCCATATTCGGCATAAGTTCATAGTCGGCAAGGGGATACTTTACTCCCGTTGTCTCGTCGGTAATAACGGCGAAAGGAGTTACTTCCGAACCTGTACCTGAAGAAGTCGGGACGGCGATGAAATTCGCCTTTTCGCCCATTTTAGGGAAAGTATATATTCTCTTGCGTATATCAATGAAACGCATAGCCATATCATAGAAATCAGCCTCGGGATGCTCGTAGAGAACCCACATAATCTTACCTGCGTCCATTGCGGAACCGCCGCCGAGAGCGATAATACAGTCAGGTTCAAACGCCGTCATAGCCTTCGCACCCTCTCTTGCACATTCAAGCGTCGGGTCGGGCTCAACATTATAGAATGTCGTATGTTTAATACCCATAGCGTCAAGACGGTCGGTAACGCACTTGGTATAACCGTTTTGATATAGGAAACTGTCCGTAACGATGAACACCTTTTTCTTGTTCATCACGTCTTTAAGCTCGTTAAGAGCAACAGGGAGACAGCCTTTTTTAAAGTAAATCTTCTGCGGGGTTCTGAACCAAAGCATATTCTCTCTCCTCTCTGCAACCGTCTTGATATTCAAGAGGTGCTTAACTCCGACATTTTCAGAAACGGCGTTGCCGCCCCATGAACCGCATCCCAAAGTAAGGGAGGGTGCAAGGTTGAAGTTATAGAGGTCGCCGATTCCTCCGTGAGCGGACGGAGTGTTCACAAGAAGGCGGCAGGCTTTCATTCTGTCTGCAAATATGCCAAGCTTTGCACGTTCGGTGACGGCATTAAGATATATAGCCGCAGTATGACCGATACCGCCATCCTCAACAAGATGTTCCGCCTTGTTAAGAGCGTCCTCAAAGTTATCAGCCTTATACATAGCCAAAACAGGTGAGAGTTTTTCATGTGCAAACGGCTCGCTTATATCAACGGACTCAACCTCTCCGATTAAGATTCTTGTCGCCGCCGGCACGGTAAATCCTGCAAGCTCGGCTATCTGCGGAGCGGTCTGACCGACTATCTTAGCGTTAAGGACGCCGTTAATAAGGATTATGGCACGGACCGCTTCAGTCTCTTCGGCGTTGAGGAAATGACATCCTCGGTATGCAAACTCAGCCTTAACAGAGTCATATATTTCAGCGTCAACGACAACCGACTGCTCGGAAGCGCATATCATGCCGTTGTCGAACGTCTTGGACTGTATTACAGAGTTTACGGCAACCCTTACATCGCATGACTTATCAAAAATTGCAGGCGTATTTCCCGGACCTACGCCGATTGCGGGTTTTCCGCTGGAATAAGCTGCCTTAACCATTCCTGGGCCGCCTGTTGCGAGGATTATATCGGCGCTCTTCATAAGAGCATTCGTCATGTCCAAACTCGGTACGTCTATCCATGCCATAATATCGGCGGGAG